TTTCTTTGCAAACTCTTGAACTAGAACATCGCTTTGGCCAATGGTTTGAAGAAGGAGCATAATTTGTTGATGGTTTTTCATCCGACTAAGAATCGTACTAATTCCACTAACTTTAAATTTGAACCCGTCAATAATTGCTGCGAAGAGTTGTGCTCTAGGAATACTTGCAAGTCTCCTTGCAGTTTCTAAGCCTAGTTCGCTAATTATTTCATCACTATCTAATCTATTTGCATGTTGACCAATTACGGCAAGGGATTTCGTTAAAATAGGAGTTATAAAGACCTTTTCTATGTTTTTTGCCACCGCACCGAACAAGTTCGTAAGGGCCTGAGAGGCCTCGACAACCTCGGTTGCCTTAACATTTCTCTCTGGTAATTGTCCTTGTCGCAAGTCATTGGAAAGTGCTGCTTGTTGGAACTCGCTCGTAAGAAGTTGAAACATCGCAAGCGCATCTGTGGGAACCTGGCCCGTAGAAAGTTCTTCGTAGACTTTAGCACCGACAGGCATACTAGAATTAACGTCAAGAGTAGTACCAGCGGGAATACCATTACTAACTTGATTTTCATCATCTAACCATTCCCTTCTAAGTTGTCCTATGTTATGAACTGCTTTCATTGCTCCATCAAGTTGCAAATTGAAAAGTTCATTTATTGCATGATTAAGGGCGGTGGGAGCATCATTAAGTGCTTTGTGCCATACAGAATTGGGTACTCGTAAAATGGGTGTAACGACAAAGGGACTTCCCCCGTGCCACCAAGGATTGCGTGTGGGCTTTTGGATGAGACTCTTGAAATCGTTAGCACATGTCCACATGACATTTTCATGGAGTAGCTCGCCTGTTTGCGGGTCAATGATGGAGCCCCAGCACTCGTAAATTCTAATTTGTTTTCTAATAATATTGGCGGGCATGTTCTGGCCCATTTCCCTGGCTTTCTTTTCATCACGTTCATCAGCTCCTGAAGTATTGAAGTCTTTGATTGCTTTGTCTACAGCCTCGGGATCATAAATTGGTGTCGGTCCTGTAGAAAGTTCCCTAAGTTTATGAATGTCCATTTGAATTTCTTGCATTTCATAGAGACCACGGCCTTCAGGATCTGGATAGTAGTCTTCGCCCCGGACTGGATCAATTCTAAGTTGCCAAACTTTATCTTTAACTCGGACTAGTTCGATTTTTTTATCGCCGCCAGCCAAAAATGTAGTTTCTGTTCGGTAACTTGCTTTTTCAACATATTCGCCATGAACTTTAGCTATTGCAAGACTTTCATTAGCTGCTAATTTCATAAAATCATTTACAGTTTCATAGAACCCGGCTTTGTCTAAATAATGACTAGTTAGTTTTCTAGCTTCGTCAGGTTTTATAATCATTAATTCTTTTCGCATTTCCCATGCGGGACGAGCTTCGACATTGAACCAATTTTCCATATCGACGAGGCCTTGTTGTATGAATGCTGCGAATTGCTCAGTTGCCAGGGCTTGTTTTGGAAGGAATTCTTGACTCTGACCCTCAAGTTTATGACTAAAATCGCCGCGCTGATGAAAGACATTCCAATTGTCCCGATTGAGCTCCATTCGGTCGAATTTACGATGCTTACTGTCATCACGATAAGAAAGGCTTGTTTGAAGGATTTTTTCCTCGGAAGTCTTTGCTTTGACTTTTACTGGTTTTGGTTTCTTCCGAGCCATTTACGACCCTCCATCCAAGTGTTTAGGTATGATCAGACCATGACGCTTTTCTGACCAACTATATTTAGGTGTGGGTACGTACCTACCCAGCATACCCCTCTTTTGCGGTGAGATGCAAGATGCCATATACTGAAGGGCGTCATGAGGGTGAGAATGCTCGTCTTTTAACGGTCTTTCTCTATTTGATTCTATACCTTCTCGACGCTCTGCGTAACGATAACCTCCATTAAATCCGCGTACTAAGATCGGGCATTTTTCACGGTCTATTTGGAAACTAGGGCCATCTGAGGTCATAGTAGTAAGAAATTTATTTACTGCCGCCAAGCGGGGTTCCCAAAATACTGCTCCGGGTCTGATTCCTCGGATACCATTTTTATACATCATCTGGACGCATTTACTTTCATCAGTCTCAGATCTTTTCATCCCAGCCGGGTCAACGAAATCTAACCAATCGGTCTGTTGGTCATGCCAACCAGGAAAATCAATGGCGCAATGGGTTAATACTTGACGAGAGAAGATGTCTATTCCTCGATTGCCTATATATTCTTTGAGAATAACGAGTTGATTGCCTTGCAACTGACCAACGATACAAGCCGGTGTGAGTCCAAAATCCCAACCTCTGAATAAAGGTAATCCGAGTTCTGCGGAGAGATCGTCATTGCAATGAATGTTTTCGTTCCAATCAGCGTAAACTGGTTTTCCTTCGAAACTGTCCCAGATAAGTTCGTATTCTTGTCTATATTGTCTAATTGGCATTGAACTTTTAATATTTTCTCTGTATTCATTGTCCCTCTTCTTTGGATCGGCACTGTAATGTAGTTGAAAAACTGTGAATTTGTTTTTTGAATTTTGCCAAACTTCTACACCTTTCATTGGAAAATGTCGCTTAGGGGGTATTGCTACGTCTTCATCAAAATCTAATTGGTCAAAAACTAATCTTTTGAAGAAGCCTGGCGCAGGAGAGCTAACTCCAGTAAATCGTCCACCCCCCTCCAGTGTAGGATACGAAGCAGAATACATTTTCTGAGCATGTTCCCAAAAGGCCATTTCGTCAGCAAATATAGAGGAAAATGTAAATTGACGTAACTGATCGGCTCCCTGAGGAAAACCTTGAAGGGTTGACCGAATTTCTGGGAATTGGAGTTTATTGAAGGTTTTTTCGGCTTTGGGCAGTACATCCCTTGGTATAACATTCTCTGGGATGTTTTGATATATTAAATGTGCCCGATCAATAAGTTCGTTTGCATCATCTTCTTTTTTAGAAACAATTGCATTGAATCTGCCCTCATGAAACATAGTGTCCCATAAATGAAGGGCAATATTAATCCAACTCATGAACATTCTGCGTGATTTTGGAACTACGAGTTTTGGACTTCTTTGCCAAATTCGAGTATATAGTTTGAGGTATTTTAAATGTGCTGGGAATGGTTTGATTGGATTTTCTTTATCAACTTGGTCAATTGTTATTACGCAAAGTCTTAAAAACTCCCAAGGGTCATTAACAACTTTCTTGTAAGTTTCTAGGAGTTGGGGGTTCATGGTGTTTCATTAGCCGTTCTGTACTTTGCTGCCTTGTATGTTTACGTTTTTCATTACGCGTTTTTTAACAAATTTCTTTCTCTTAGCAAGACCTTGGGTGCTTTTTCCTTTGCCACCGTGGTCTATGTCTGGGCCTTTCATCTCTGGAATTACGGGTGTTCCCATCTTTTTAAATCCCCGTTTTAATCCTGCAGCATCAGGCATCCTAGCCTCCTTGGTTAATAACCCTTACTGGGTTTTGGTTTACGTTTCACTGGTTTAGGTTTTGGTTTTCTTTTAGCCATTATGCTTCACTCCCCCAAATATCTACAGAGCCGGAATTTCCACCTGTAATCTTAAGGGCTGGAAACTTTCCTGCGGGAATTTCCCATTTAAAACCACCTTTTTCTACAGACATATTAACTTCCCCACTAGCTATTACAGCTCTAAGGGTCATAAAGTTTCTAGCGATGTCTGCTATTGCACCATCAAGACCAAAGGCATATACAGGAGTCGTTGGCGCACCAGCTACGTTTAGTGCAACATCATTATCACCGTAAAGAAGTGCTGCATGAATACCAGCTGAAGTGTTCACAGAAGTAAAACGAGCCGCAATAATAGTAAGGGTTGTTGAAGCAGTAACAGCATATCCTGTAGTATCTTGGGCTCTACGAAATGTAGTGAAGCGTCCACCAGTTTCTACACCTGCATAAAGGTGAATGAGCCCGGATACGTCAATAATAACTCTATTACCGCTTGTTTGGGTCTCTCTAGGTAAAATAACTGCTCCACCACTCATAACTTTCTCCTTATCCTAAGATAGTAACAATTACATTGCCCGATGTCGCGTCATTATCAGGTGACCTGACAGAAACCCTAGTTCCTGAGGAAATTTCAATTTGTAAAGGATCTTCTCCACCTTCACCCACAGAAAATAATTTAACTTCGCTGGCTGCAGCACCGGTTCCAATTTCAAGAACTTCTCCGGTAAAATTACTCACATTAATAAAAACACTATCTGCTGAAGTACTAGCATCGACTTCGACCCAAGTTCCTGCAACAAATGGCGTTGTCGTAGCATTTTGTCTAAAATCTTCAATAATTGAAAGTCCGCCAACGCTTGTTGAAAGAGATCCAGTGATTTTAAGTTCGCCACTAGAGTTAACTTGTAAGTCTGCTCGATCTCCATCTCCATAAGTTGGCGGGGTAGCATTGAAACGCCCACCGACTTTGACTGGATTACCTGAGTCTGGTGCATTATCAGCTACGTTTCCAGTAAGTTCTAAAGGATCTTCGTCACTTGCTAGGGTTACAGCAAGAGAAGCTGCTTTGGCTTTTTGTCCTAGCGTCGCGGGAAGTTGAGCTTCAATGTTGCTTAAACTTGTATTTCCCGTAGTTTGAAGCGCACTGGTTGAAGCTCCTGAAGGTAAAACTGAACTTAAAACATCAACGTCTCCGATATTATTCGTACCTGCTGGAAGCGAAGCTACGATATCTACTTGTTGTTCGGAGCCAGCAACAGTCCCTGCTAAAGTACTGGTATCTGCATCAATTGTCGTTAAAATTGCTTCTGAACTTGTTTGTAATGCGCTAGTACTTGCTCCAGCAGGAAGTGGCAAAGAACTTGCACTGACTGGAACAGTTTGGTCACTAGCTATGTTTACTGGCACGGAACTTGCGATTAAAGCCGTTCCTAGGGCCGGTGTTTTTCCATCGATTGAGCTTGTATCACTTCCTATTGCTGCTAGGGCCGTATCCATAGAGCCTGTATCAACAAGAATTGCTGCTAAAGTTACCTCTGTGGCTGCACCACTTGGAAGTGGTTGACTAGCTAGGGAGACTGGAAGTGTGCTTTGATCACTAGCTATTGCAATAGGAACACTTGCTGCCATTGCTGCTTGACCAAGTGCGGGAGTTTTTCCATCTATAGAACTTGTATCAACTAGAATTGCAGCACCAGTTACTTCAGTTAGAAGTGTAGTACTTGTAATTGGCATTTCGTTTGCGCCACTGACATCTACGTTGCCAATTTGAAGGTTTGCATTAAGATTTAAATCATCGTGTGTTGCTTGAAGAACTTCGACAGAATCATTTGCCGAACTTAGGGCTACGTTTAGATCATTGGCAGTTATATTTATGTCACCAGTTGCACTTAGTAATTTGACTGGAAGTGGTCTGTTATTTGCTGGAGTTCCTGTGTCTTCAAGAACATCTGTGATTACACCATCAAGATCGAATTTTACGGGTTCTGCAGCAGGTCCTGGTCCGATAGCTGCTAGGATCGCTGCTAAGGTTGTTTCAGTAGAATATCCGCCTTGAACGCTTTTCTTTGCCATAAACCCTATCCTTAATCAATTGGTTTAGAACCTTTTTCCTGTACTTGTTTTCTAAGCCTTTCTAAGTCGGGGGTTCCATTTGGGGCCAAAGAAACGGTTTGCTCAACTTTTGGCCTAGCGCTTTCTTTATCTAACTTCTTATTGAAGCCTGTGTTTGCTGCATTTTCCTTCGTTGGAACTGCCACTGTACCATTCCACGTAAATTTTCGCACCGCTAAACCAGTCACTTGGTACTTCCTGGGCCTTGAGGCCACCTGTTCGCAGAAATTACCCTTGGGCATTTTCTTGCGTGTCGTCGTCTTCGTCTTCTTTGCCACTAGATTCATTATTGCTGTCTTCCCATGAAT